TTGATGATGGTAAAAAGTATTGCGGTGCTTGTGACCCAACTTCAACTAAGGAAGAGGAAGCAGATGACGCAAGCGAAGCAGTAGAAGAAGAGGAAGTAGTTGTAGAAGAAGAAGAAGAGGAAGCAGATGACGCAAGCGAAGCAGTAGAAGAAGAGGAAGAAGTTGTAGATGAAGTAGTTGTAGAGGAAGAAGCAGCTGACGAAGTAGAAACTGAAAAATCAGAATCTGAAGCAGAAGAAGAGGAAGAATTCATTGAAATCGACATTGACGACGTAACCTATTGTACAAACAATGAGGAAAACGGCTTTATTTACGAACTAACCGAAGACGGTGATGTTGGCGAAAAAGTCGGTTATTTAAAGGACGGCGAACCCTTCTTCTACGCCGATGAAAAATAAGATTTTCCTTTTCCACAGATGAAAAATAAAATATACACATATTATAATAATTAATGATAAATTTATGCGGACCAGCAATTATTTATTTAATTTTTTCTCTTACTCAAATAATAATAGATTTATTTAAGGGTCTTTACAATACTGCTTTTATGAAAACAATTGTTATGGCTTTGGTAACATTATTATTAAATATTCTTTGTGAAAAGGGGTTAAGTGTTGTTTCTTGGTTTATTGTATTCATTCCTTTTATTATGATGACCGTAATAGTAAGTCTGTTATTGTATATTTTTGGCCTTGACGCATCTACCGGTTCATTAAATTATACTTGTAATAATTCAAATGCTAATACTAATACTAATACTAATATAAACGGAGTAACCGTAGATGCTTTAGGAAATATTATAATCTATGACCCGGAATACAATCGGGCTGTAAACCCAGTTTATTATCAATCGCCAAATATTATTGTTCCAAACCCGTCAAATAACGACAACCCGCAAACAAATACGGTTTATAATCCGCCTCCAAATCAGGGATCAAGTAGCCCGGCTTACCAAAGTTAGATCAAAGTTAAAACCAAAGTTAGATCAAAGTTTTTAAAATATTAATAAATGATTTAAAAAAATAATCACTTATTAAATATCAAATGATAGACCTTATCACTAATTTTTTTAGAACAGTTTTACTTATTTTATTATTGTGCGACTATCTAGAACGCACATACCCTAAAAAGTGTGAAGAAATTTTTGTTACAGTTTCATACAACCTTATTTATGTATATAGCAAAGCTCAAATTTTTTATATGAATATTGTTAAAACCGTAAACAAGAAAATCGAAGAAACACCCAAGTTACTTAAGTTGAAAAATGATTTGGATTTACTTTTGAAACAAAAAAATGGTCAAGTAACAATGATTGAATGTATTAAAAATGGTGTTTTATGCAATGATTTTACCGAGACAGATTGTGATTTTACGTTATATTCACGCTTAGATGATAGTAAGAGTTGTTTAAATAAAAAAATAGTTTATGATTTAGATGAATCAATCGACGTATATGAAGTTTCAGAATTAAAATTCTTACTTATCGAGTTGAAAATCGGCACCGAGACATACAAAATTGACTTGAAAACGGATGCGTATAATTTTTACATAGTTGGAAACAAGTTCACGAAACAATTTTTCCAATATTATTTGACCGAAATTTTAAAGATGAATGAAATTGCCGACGATTTTAGCGTTCACATTATTGACCACAATGTGAATGAGATCGAATTAATTTTTTCCGATGAAAACGACCATATTTTGTTAGAGAAAACTGACTATAAATTATCTATTGCAAATAATGAAAATGATATTATTGATAATAGCGAAGAAAAAGAAAAGGAATAATATATATATTATAAAACAATTTAAAAAAAAATTGAAATAATTAAATACAAATGGAATCCCAGCAAATTACAATGACGACTGAAACACCGAATAAGGAAGAATATAATAAGTTATCTGATAAATGGACACTTTGGGCACATTTACCTCATAATACTGATTGGAGTATTAAGAGTTATATACCAATTTCAACATTCACGACTGTAGAAGAGACAATAGCCGTAACCGAGACATTACCGCCGATTTTAGTAGAAAACTGTATGTTATTTATGATGCGCGAAGGTATTAAGCCGACGTGGGAGGACCCCAAAAATAGGAATGGTGGATGTTTTTCGTATAAGGTTTCTAATAAGAATGTTTACAAGGTTTGGAAAGAGCTGTCTTATGTTGTAGTAGGAAATACAATTAGTAAGCAGTTGTCGTATGTGAATTGCGTGAATGGGATTACCATTTCCCCTAAAAAAAATTTCTGTATTATAAAAATTTGGATGTCGGATTGTTCAAACCAAAATCCATCAGTTGTTACAACTGATTTGAAAGGACTCTCGCCTCAAGGGTGTTTGTTTAAGAAACATACGCCAGAATATTAGGATAATATTAAAAAAATAATATAAAAAATAAAAATAAAACAAAAATATAAATATAAAATACCTATTTAAAAATTTGATTTAATAATAAAATATAATGAAGTATCCATATATTATATTTTATAGATTAGAAAAGCATTCTCACATTGATAATTTTTTTATTGAAAACCACGAAAAGTTAAATTGTTCTTTGTTTTTTACAAGCGATAAAGAAGACCTAAACAAACTTTTCGATTCCAATTACCAATTATTAATTACGTATGGTGATAACGAAGGCGAATATATACCAAATGTTAACTCTATAATAGCGGACAGAATGCATAACCGATGGATTCATTTTAAAGAAATACCAGAAATCAACGAATTTAACCGAGCTGTAAACTATTGTTTCATACACAATTGTACACTTGTGAGAGAAGAAGTTCGACCCATTTTTTCTGTTTTTACGCCAACATATAACTCATACCATAAAATTGAAAGAGCATATAATAGTTTAAAAGCTCAAACGCTCAAGGATTGGGAATTCGTAATTATTGATGACTCACCAGACGACGACCATTTCAATTTTTTGAGAAAATTGATGATAAACGACTCGAGAGTTCGTCTTTACAGAAAAAGCGAAAATAACGGCAATATTGGAAATGTGAAAAATGAGGCTATTGGATTATGTAGAGGAAAATACGTGTTGGAGTTTGACCACGATGACGAAATTTTGCCGTTTGTTTTAAATGACTCAGCTAAATATTTTGACAGCAATCCTGATGTCGGATTTATTTATATGGATTGTATTGCATTATACGAAAATGGAAATAACCATTTTTACGGTGATTTTATTTGTAAAGGATACGGCAGTTATTATTGTCAAAAATATCGTGATAAATGGGTTTATGTTTATAACACGCCAAACATTAATAATATCACATTAAGCCACCTGGTTTGTTGCCCAAATCATCCAAGAATTTGGCGAAAAACCACTCTAATTGAGGCTGGTAGTTATTGCGAGTTTTTACCAATTTGTGACGATTATGAAATAATACTTCGCACTGCTATAACCACAAAAATTGCCAAAATACATAAGTTTGGTTATATTCAATATATGAATAATAATAACAATAATTTTTCGCTAATCAGAAACGGTGAAATAAATCGAATTGGTCCCAATTATATTAGCCCAATATTCTATGAAAGACTTAAAATTCAAGAACATATGAAAACTCTCGATGCGCACGAGGATGAAAAGTATATTTATAATGATAGTAAAATTTGGAAGAGAGAAGATTCATATCAACATAAATATTGTAATAAGGTAGTGAATATGGATTATAACAAACAATATTGTATAGTTGGACTTGACAGTTTAAGTATGAATATGGAAAAAATTACTTCTCTCTATCAAGATATAAGAAATGATTTTTTCTTGATTGAAAACAAATGTGATATTGGACAACTACATTATATTTTAGATAGATATGGATTTTCGAGATTTAAGTGTTATACATTAATGGATGAAACACCTGAAGTATTAATTAAATATTTTATGATAAAATACAAATCGTGTGAAAAATATGAGATTATTAGTAATTATATGTATAAACCAAAATATAATACGGACTTTTCACAAAGACACGAAGTAATTAATTATGTAAGTAAACCAGATGATAAATATTTGGAAATAGGTGTAGAAACAGGATATACATTTATCAACGTTCATATGCAAAATAAAGTAGGCGTTGATCCTTCGCCACAATTTGAATCTGAAAAATTGGTTCTTAAAACATCGGATGATTACTTTGAAAATTTAGACCCAAATACCATTGATAAATTTGATATCATTTTTATTGATGGGCTTCATCAGTGCGAACAGGTCGCTAAAGACGTAAATAATAGTATTCGTTTTTTAAATGAAAATGGAAAAATATTACTGGATGATATAATACCATTGAATTACGATGAACAATTAAAGATACCGGTTAAACACGAATATCAAGATGGTGTATTAAAAACATTGATTCCGTGGACGGGCGATGTATGGAAAATATTGTATCACATTTTGTCTCTCTATTCTGAACATATTGATTTCCAATATTTCTATCATTCATATTATAGAGGTGTGGCAGTTTTACAAATTAAAGAATCATTTCAAATTCCTGA